CGTTTAATTCATCTTTATAGCAATCCACCACGATACTATCGTGTACGGTCAGAATTAACTTACTACGCAGGTTACTTTCTTTGAAAGCTTTCAGCGCACGTATACAAGCCAGAGGCACACAATCTCCGGTGGCAAAGCCTTGTATTGGGTAATTAACTATTTGTGTGGCGTAGCTTACTCTGCCATTTCTGGTGCGAACTACATTGTCCCACTTGTACTGTCTGCCACTAGGCACCTGAACAATGCCCGTTTTCAGTACACCGCTCATAAGTTTCTCTTGGTATTCTTTTAAACCACTATACAAAACAAAGAACTCAGAAAAGTACTTGCGTATGTGAGGTTTCTCACCGCCACCCATACCGCCATAAAGGGGAGCGAACGAATACTGCTTCGCCGCCTGTCTCATACCCTTGCTAACTTCGTCTGGACTACATTGATTTATGATAGAAGCAGTCTGCTTATGGATATCTTTACCGTTTTGAATGTCAGCAATGATCTGGCTATCTCTACTTAATTCACCAGCCATTCTAAATTCTAGTCCTGAGAAGTCTGCCTCAACGATCAGATGCTCTGGGCCGAAGCGACTAACAATAGCCTTACGTACAGGGAAGCCTCGCTTTGGCTGGTTCTGTAGATTGGGATCACTACTACTCAATCTACCAGTAGCAGTTACACACTGGTTGAAGTTGGCGTGTAACAGACCAGTAGACCGTGTACCTCTTTGTATACCTGCAACAAAGCTATCTAAGTAGGTCGTTACAGCATTCAATCTACTACTTTTAGTAAGAAACTCTACTGCAATATCTCTACCGCTATTCTCTGCTTGTTGTATAAGTACTTTAAGAGTGTTCTTATCTGTCTTAAAGCCATTGATACTTGCATATGCGGGACTTCTAGGGATCATCTTCAATCCCGCTGTCTCACCAGTGGGGCTATATATAGCACCTACACCTGAACAGGTCTTACACTTAGTACGGTTCTTATACGGTTCACCTTGAACCAAGTATTTCTTACCCAGCTTAGTGACTGTCTTCTTCTTATACTTCTGGGTGCTGCCTATTCCATTGCAATCCATGCACTGGATAGCCATCGTCTTCTGTACGATCTTAGTGGTGGACCTTACAGCATCAGAGAACTCTTTGTTATTCATGAGCGGGGGTCTTAGAGACTTACCCGCAGCATTTGTCCCTATATTAAAGGTCTGTCGATGAGCATCCCGATTAACCACCTCACGGGAGTAAACCACCTTGGTCATATCAGCACCACTTTTCAAATTAATAGGCGTATCACCCATTACTTCTTCGACTATCTCTTCAAGTCTAGTTGTAAGCTGTATTTCCTCTTGCTCAAACTGGCGCTCAACCTCTTCAAGAACATCAAGTGAGATATATGTCCCATTACTCTCTATCTCCACTAAGAACATCAGCATTTCATTCATCAAGTCTACTACTGGAACAAGAGATGCATTCTCTTCTTTCTGAAAGTCATTCTGTTGAGATAAATATAACTCACCTGTGGTCTTTACATCGGCTTCTGCGTACTCAACCATTATGTCTAGGGGCATTTCAGAGTAGTCTGTACCTTCCTTGAACATAGGGTCCACTAGATCACCCTTCTTCTGGTTCACCAGCTTACGCCGTAATGCACTCTCCTTCAGGGAGATAACCCTACGCTGTCCCTTGGACAGTATATACTCTCCGATCATAGTGCAGTATACTTTATCAGGAATGGTAAACCCCATAGACAACAGCCACAGGACATCGAACTTGGCATTGTGGCACACAAGAAGATCAGCTTTCCGTAGGCTTTCAGCTAGAAACTTTGAGTCAGCCGTTACGTAGTCGGATTCTTCTAGCAAAGTATGAAATAGGATATCATTGGTAACACTAACGTCACCATCCTCTAGGAAGCCGTAGTGTGCAGAGACACACTTATTTAATGGGTTGAAAGGACTATTATCTATGCGTCCTTCTACTCTTTGTACCGTTGTTTCTAGGTCTAGTATCAATATATTCAAAACGGTGGTTCTCCATTGGTATCTAGTTGGGGCATTCTGTACTCGTATGTTCGTTGTACCAAAGGCTCTGGTTCATCCTTTGTCTGTAACTCAACGACACCATTTTGTTCGAGCCAGTGAGATAGGCTACTAGGAACATTCACATTATCAAACGACATAGCGGCTTATTTCTGGTTCGATGTTACACATAATAGTGCCGTGAAAGCCTGATAGCTTATTCTTCATGACTGTTAGGAAGCGGCTATTGTCGGGGCCATCTTCTTCACCGCTGTTTAATTTGCCAATACCTATGATCAGGTCAGCTTCAGCGGCTTTACCTACACGACTACCTTCCATCATAGTCATAGTAAGCCGTGTGCGGTTCTCTGCTTCAGCAGAAGCTTGGGATACACCGATCACAGCACAGTCATACTTCTTAGCAGTCTCACGCAGTCTGCGGTATAGCTCCCTTAAGCGTTCATGTCCGGCATTAAACTGACCAGCCACAGCTAACTTGTCGGCTTGATCTAATATTACCAAATCCGGCTTTATCTTCTGAATGTAGGCTTCCATCTTCTGGACATCCCACTCTTGTATGTCCTTCATGATCAAGCTGTCTTTAATACCAGAGTATCGGGATAGTGCAGCCACGGGATCAAACTCTATCTCTTCGCGGTTTAGACCAGTGTATGATTGTATAGCGCGTAGCTTAGTACGCTTGGTGCTTTCTTCATTGCCCAAGTATAATACCTTAGCACCTTGCTCACAGAAGCCGTTAGGTGCAGCACATAAGCTAACAATGAACGCAGACTTACCTGTCTCTGGGCAAGCAAACACCACAGCAAACTCACCAGCACCAACGCCATAGACATTGCGGCTAAGGGTTTCGATGTTAAACTTCCAACGGTTCTCATCAGAGGTTACAGCAAGCAACTCATATATATCATCTGTGGTAGGATCACCAAAGTCATCGGGCAGGTATCCCTCAGACACTCGGTCCAGTAATCTGTTTAGATCATCCATTGCAGAGACTTCACCCTCAGACATCTTTATGCCTAAGTTAGCTACATCCAGCCCTACGTTCTGACGCCATAGATTTTCAATAACGTCTTTAGCGATGTCAGGATGTATATCCTCTGCACTACTAATGGTATGTATAGTGTCTTCTATATCGTCGGACCATGACTTGGTTGATGTAGGGTTGTTAGCCTTCCAAAAAGCAAACATTTCTAGAGGAGTTATATCTTGAGCAAACTTCTCATGTGATCCAATGATAGTCTCATATACCTCTTTCAGTGTATCTTCAAAAAGTGACGCCCTTAGCTTAGTTTTATTCTGTTCATAGAAGTCATACTTTAAGCAGTTCTTCAGTAGTGATTTATCCATAGTTAATCCTGACAGTTGGCACTTAATAGAGAGGTATCTATAACACCATACAGAAATAAAAAAAAGCCCCTCATTTACTGAAGGGCTAATTAATTTTTAACTATGTGTTGGTAGAACTATTAGTTCTGTCTGAACTTCATCTTCTTGATGTCAGGGGCGCTATCACCTCTACGTTCACGCATCTCAATCTGGTAGTGTACGACACGCTTGTTGCCCGTTACCAAATTCTTTATGGCTGCTTCTAACTTACTTTCTTCTTCAGCGGCAGACTTAAATCCACCTTCAATATCATAATCGATTAAACAAATCGCTCTTGCTTTCATTGGTCTTTTCCTTATTAAGGTAATATAATTATTGGTTTTTTGCAGCTATTACTGCTAATTAAAGATTACTTAAATAAGAATTTAGGTGGCCCAGTAAAAGGATTACACCAATTTGTTACGGGTCTACCGTGACTGCCGTGAGAACAAAATCCAGATTTTTCAATGTTTATCCATATCGGGTCTTTTGGTAGTCGTTCTTTTGGCAGTTTTAATATCATATCTTTTGTAGTTTGCATGTTTTGCATAATCCTTTCTACCGACCTATAGTCGCGGCGTTCTACATACCAAGTAATTATACTGGACTTGGTTTTTACAGTTTTAATTATAGTCTACCTAGTACACTAAGTAGGTGGTTTATTTGTTCAGTATTCATGTGCTTTAAATCCACACTAGTTAATCTTACTTTAATGCTTCTATCTACACACCTTATCTGAGCAATAGACTTAAGAGATGCATCTTTGTCAAGTACTAAATACATTTCATGGAACTTACTAAGTGTTTTCTTTATGCCACTAGTTACAGTAGTACCCAGCAAGGCTACCCCCACCAGACCGTCTAGTCTACTGACAGAACATGCGGATGGAGTGTCTTCTACTAACACAGCAATATCTCCTGTAC